ACAGATTGAAATTAGTTTATTTGCTTTTGCTTGCTCTTCTTCCTTAGACTTAGAAGCACTACCCTGTAGTAAGAACCTAATATCGCTATTTACAGGATCCGATAGTTTATCATATGCAGTTAAAAGATCACCAAGTGGAGCATCATAGTAACCAACTCCTAGGTAGTCTTTACCGTTAGTTAGTCTATAAGAAGCATTACCTAGTGAAGCGAATGTAATGCTTTGAGCATTTTGACCCCAAGCACTTGCTGCAGCAGTAATTGGAACAACTCCACTGCTAAATCCAGATGGACGTGATCTTGTTCCCCAATAAGCATCAGTTGAGTTTACTGGAGATAGACCAGCATAAACATATTGAGAATTTTCTGCAAGATAATCTTTATAGTATACTGATTTCTGTGGAGAAATTTCAGCATCTTTTGCCTTTGAAAGATTACCAAACTTCTCTAAGATTGCTCCTACAGTTCCAGTTACAGATCCTGAAGCATCAATAACTACAACGTTTAGACCATCATTGCGTCCACTTCTTTGGGAGACATATGAGTTTGTTCCTGGTTTTGCAAGAACCGATCTCCAAGATAGTGTAATTGCATCAGATCCACCATCAGCAACACTGGTTAGAACATTCTGCTGATCGTACCAGTCGGTTAGTGCTTTACCACCAGTCATGATACCAACGTCACCGATGGTAGCAGATGAGAAACCAATATTGGCAGTTGTGAACTGATATAGTGAATTTGCTTGATAATCAACTGAAGTTTCTGTTCCGCTGACAACGTAACTTACAACTTTAACATCAACAGAACTTGCACCAACACCAGTAACAACACCTTTTAGATATCCACTTGCTGCTGCAGTTGTACCGATACCGATTGATACACCACTTAATGCTTGAGTTACTGCATAACCAACTTGAATTCCATGGGAACCAGTAGTAACACCAGTGGTTACAACCATTGTGGTTGAGATACCAGAAATTCTTTGGTCTGCAGAAGCGTCAATTACGCAAACTTTAATATTCTCCGCCCAGTTTCCTGGGTTCTTTGCTGCCCAGTAGAAAGAACTATCAGAAGTATGATTGTTATTGTAGTCATCAAAATTATCAACACGTAGAGTTGTTGTTGATGCAATGCCAACTCCAGCATTAGCATTACATAGTTCTCCACCACCTGCTCTGACTACATCTAACTGTCCACCATATGATAGGAAGTTCGATGCTGCGTACCAACTTTCGTAGTGGTAATCAGTTAGACCAGCACCAGGTCCACCAAAAACTTCTACTAATTCCTTTTCATTTGTAACTCGTACAATTTCATTTACAGGACCTTTTTTAAAAGGTGCTGCAATACCTGCAGCGACGTTTAGTGTTGCATTTACGCCGCCACGGGTTAGATCTACCTCTCTTACACGAATACCTGGAGATGCTAACTGAAGTGCCATTCTAAACTCCCTGCAGTAACCCTAATTTTAGACTAAAATTATTTATAAAAAGCTAATTATTAGGTGTTTCTAATCCAATGTCCACTCCATTAGCAATCCATTGTTCAGATGGCTTTAACTGATTGATCATAGTAAACATAGAATCTCCAAAAGAATTTTTATAATTAAATCTACATGATCTTACTATTGAAAAATGAATATTATTTTGTTCTGCAATTTTTTTGCAATAATCTATATCATTTTCATTATAGTTAAAAACAATATACTGCCATATCGTTTTAATACCAAATTTTGAACACATTATCATTTTATTAAATAATTTTTCTCCATTTTGATTAATTCTATACTTATGACTATCGGAAGGTAATCCATCTATACCAAAAATCCAAGTAACATTTTTATGTTTAGATAATAAAAATGCTTTATTCCACCAATAATCGGATTGATGAGATGCTGCTACATGAATATCTATTTTTTTATTTTTTAATGTACATATTTTTAATAAATTTAAAAAATTTGGATGGTTAGTCGGATCAGATTCTTGACCACAAAAACTTATATCGTCAAAATAATCACAAATCATATGCATTTCTTTTTCAGTTATATCTCTTCCATTATTTTTAAAATTTTTTTCTTGCCTAACACAACCAGAACATTTATTAGAACATTTATTACTAATATCTAAATTTATACCTTTAAACTTCATTATCTTTATTACAATATTTTATACAAATTGGTAAAGGATTATTTTTTATATTTTTTAAAAATTCTTTCCATTCTTTAGAATTAAATATTTCATCAATAGAATTTACATTAGATAAATTAAATTTATCTTGTACAAGTTGTGGAATTAATTCATATTTAGCATAATCTGCCCAACAACAAGGCAAAATAAAACCTTCATTGGAATATCCTAAGTATCCATTATTTAAACATTTGGGTTCAATCATATTATTGATATTCCCACATGTAAGACATATCTCCATATTCATCAACTTTCCATACATCACCATTCTTATCTACTTCTCCTTCCAATGCATCTAATCCATCACTTACAAATCCAAATGGTGACATGTCTTGTTCAATTTGATTTCTCTGTTCTTCATAGATACGCTTACGAACATCCTGATCCGTCATTTCTTTGAAGTAATCTTGAGCAACTAACCAAGAAAAGATAACAAGACACATTGCCAAATCATCATTACATCCTTCCTCAGCTTCAAATGATTGTTTTCGTTGAATAAATGTTGTCAACTCGCTAATTGTATCGTAATCTGTTATGATAAGTTTATCATCTTCAATCAAAGTTTTTAGGTTTGAGCATCCTACTTTCTTTGTAGTCGAACTCATCTTCACTCCAAGTTGAGTTTTCTTTCCAGAAAATCCAGTACCAACAATTTGTCCAGCACGTCCACGCATTGAACACATCAACATATTTTCATATTCAAGATCAAAGTTCAAAATTGAAGCAACTTGATCCCCAATGTCATTGACTTCACACAGTATATAAGCATTGTTATATGCTCTTGCAACTTCTTCAATGACCGATGGGAATAGCATAGGTTTGATTTCATTATTCCTATACTTAGCAACAACTTTATATGGGAATGTCGTAATATCAAATACTACAAAAGCAGAGTAATCTTTTGATACTCCACGAGCAACGTCAACAGTTATAATATAATCTCGTATTTCATCTGGTTCATTATAAACACATAGACTTCCATTATTTTTTACAGGATCATCATAAACCATCGCTTTGAGCTTAGATGGTGTAATCAAAGTATCAACAGAACCTAAAAATTCGCACTCAAATTCTGTTTTGAACTGTTGTTCAGAAGTGTTTGCAATAGTTTGTGCTTTCCATTTAGTATCCCTACCAGGAACTTCGGACCAGTGAACTTCAGTAGGAATATATTCATTCTTTTCTCTTTCTGCATCATGCCACATTCGGTAGAAATGGTTCATACCATGTGGAGTAGAAACAATAATTACCTTTGTAGATTGACCAGAGGAAATAGTAGGATAGACAGAAGCGAAGAACTCGTCAGCAATATGATTAGGAATGAACGCAAATTCGTCCAAGAAGATGATATTATAAGAACCACCACGTACCGCAGAGGCAGAAGTAGAAGCAGCAATAATCTTTGAACCATTTTCTAACTCCATAGATCGTTTGTTCCAAGCAATAATGCCTTGTTGCATCCACTTTGGTAAATTCTCATAAGCAAGTTGTAGTCTGCTTAATAGATCACCTGCAGTGGAAGCTTTGTTTGCTAGAATTGCAATATTTACGTTGTCATTAAAAACAGCATAATGTAACAGATAAGATACTACAGTGGTAGATTTACCAGTCTGTCTAGGCATCTTACATATATTGAAACGACGAGCATGGAAATTTCTAATGAGTTTTTCCTGAAAAGGATACATCTCAAAAGGAACTAGACCATGATCAAGAGAAACAATTTTGATATAATTCCTAGCAAAATATACTGGGTCTTGTTTACATTTGAGGAACTCAAGAATTTGTTCCTCAGTAAATTCAATCGGAGTATTTGCTTTTTTTAGATTAGGATTACCAAGATAAATGTCAAGTGCCATAAATTATTAGCATTTCCACTTTCTTAGTGCTAGTGCTTTTCTTGTTGGACGCCCCTTTTCATCTTTCATTGGACCAGGCATTCCACCCATGCGAGCACAGAATGACTTCTTACGTGGACCACCACCAGGTTGGGGTGGTTTTAAATCTGACCCAGGATTTTCTGCCTCGTAAGATTTGCGTCCTTTTTCGTTAAGTCCACCTGTTTTGTTCTTACCTTCTTTACGTTGCCACGCTGCGACTTCGTTTACTGTTTCGTTCTCATTGCTGAAGCTATTGTTAGAGATCTGCCTAAAATCACTAAAAGTAAGTAGTTCTCTTGTCTCGTCATAACTCTCCTTTGCAGAAGTTTTCCATCCACCGCCTTTGGATTTGTACCATTTGGCAGCCCATCCATTAGCATAAGCGGATGGATAAACATCGAACTTTGCTCTTGCCTGTGACTTTGCTCTTGACCATAGAGAAGGATTGGTAGGAACATTCTTTTCCATAATGTATTCTTCTCTTGGTTCATACATCGAAGAAAACCCACCAACCGTAGTCCTTACTGCAGACTTTACAGTTTGACCTGCTTTTTTTAGTCCCTTTTTCCATTCTGGTTCTGGGGGTTTTTTAGTTGCTAGTGGTGGTTTTTTAACGTCAGATGCTGCTTGTCCAACTACTGTTTGTGCAGCATCTTTAGCAGCATCTTTAACTTTCGATCCTACTGCTTTTGCTCCAGATTTTACTGCTTGCCCTGCTTTTGCAACACCTTGTCCAATTCTTGATACTGCTGCAACTCCTCGTATGATAGGTGCAGCAAGTGCAATCATTTCATCAAGTTCTGTTTCTTCAGGAACACAGTTAGGAACCATTCTGTTTCCTTTCTTCTTCAATCCAACTTGCTTATATCCTTTCCAGCAAGCTTCCATAAACTCTTCTGGAGTTTGTTCTTTCATACACTTGGGTTTTTTACCTGCTTTCTTCATATTGATCGCAATCGCTGCTTGCTGTGCTGCGTTTGCTGCTTCTTTAATTTTATTTGATGACATGATTGGTTTTCCTCCTTTTCCTGAACGGTCTGCTACTGGATCTTCTCTACGTTTTCTTTTGACTGCGGCAGCAATTTGATTTTTAGACATTTTTGCTGCTTTTTCTTTCGATAAACATTTTGGTTTTGGTTCACCAGGTTCACGAGCACATTTACCAATTCTTTCACCTTTAGTATTATATCTATCCCATCCACCACCACCTGCGCCACCTTCATCACCAGTACCAAACCAGGTTCTTAAATCTTCTTTCATTGATGATGCAGCAGCATCCATATTATGATCAGTATCAGTAATCTTTGCTTGAACCCAGGCAGGAATATCTTTTTCCTTCTTGCCAAGTTTTGCTTTTAATTTTTTTGCATTAGCAATGGCATTGTCGAGTTGACTATTTGCCATTGAAACTTCGTGATCCTTCACACTAAAAACTGATTACTACTTATCATTATTTAGAAAGCCTTGCTTTAGCATCTTTTGTAGATCCGCAGTAGATCCTACAAATAACGCATTATTGACAGTTTTTGGACCATTACTTTGTGGTTTTTCAATATCTTTCATCTTCTTTTGAAGTTCTAATAACTTATCAGTCACATCACCAACGGATTTAATTAGTTGTCCCGCAACTTCAAATGCTCTCGGATGTTGACTATCTTGTGCAAGTTCAAGTATTCCACTAACTGCTTCTTGACCCTTTTCAATTAGAGTATATAATTGTGCTCTACTATATTCATAATCTTTTTGTGGATCATCAGGAGTTTCTACTGGTGGTTTTTCTTTGACAGTTTCCACCATTTCCGCTTTTATATCAAGCGCCTTATCAATAGCATCAAATGGTTTTTCCATTCTTTATACATCGCTTCCCTGACTTGAACTAAACGATTTGAAGTCTTGGAAGAATGTTTTAGTTTCATTGAAACCAAAGTCGTCATCAGTATCAATTAGAGCATCATCGGCAATAGTAATCCGATCAACTTTATCCCCAGTATAATGTTCTTGAATTGGCGATCCATATTGTCCCCTTGCAACAATAATATTAGTTCCATCAATCTCTTCAATTCGCATTACTTCCTCATTAACTTGAATATATTTTCTAACTTCTAATGAAGCAGAACTTGTTACCTTCATTAATGTCTTAGAAATTTCTAAAGTTGCAGTTAATGAAGTAGTTTGATCATTATTATAATCTTTTGTTGCAGCAGGAGTAGCAACATATCTAACTTCTCTTGGTGCTCTAATTGCAGAAGAGTAATCAATCTGAACACGTTTGATGATACCACCACTTTCATCAGTTGGTAGCTCACTGTAGAAATATGTTTTTGCAGTAAAGTCTAGATCATACTGAATATATCTTCTCTTATCAAAAGAACCTTCATATTCATCTTTAAATGAGATATTGTTTAAGGTGAATGGAATATCTCTTACTTCGTTAATTTCCTCGATTAATTTTACAGATACTGAATATGATGGTTGAAAGAATGGTAGAATTTGCTCTAAAATTTGCAATGTATCATCTTGAAGTTTACATGCAAAACTTAATCTAAATCCAATATCATATGGAACAGGCATGAATACTTTTTTAATTTTGTTATTCTCTACTCCGCAGAATTTTGTTATTGGAGATGCCTTTCTAGATGGATCATATCGATATGATACAATCTCAAATGCTAATCTTGGCAGTGTAATTGCAACAGTTCTTTCAAAATTTGGTTGTTGTTCAATTCTTGCTAAGAATTTTTGTATTGGTCCATAAGCAATTGGAACTTTGATAATACTTAATGTGTCATCATTATCATCCGCTTTATGTTTAATTTGGACATTGTTAAACAGTGTACCAAAAGCAATAACTGTTTTTCTAATGATTTCGTGATAAAAATATGTTCCTAACATTCGTTACACCTCACCAAATGGATTATTTTCTGAGAAATCAAGAATAGTGCTCGCTGCAGACTGAATTTCTTGATTTTGCTCAAATGGATCATCGTCATCATAGTTGATTGTATTTAGGATGTATGCAACACTACCATATGTTGTTCCTGCGCCAATGATCATTTCGCCAGGAGCAAATCTTCCAGTCAAGTTGCGTGCTCTCATTGTTAAGGTTGGTTTATCCCAAGAAGCTGTGAATGCTGTTGTGCCAGTTGAAACTCCTCTGATGATATCTCCATATTGATAAGTACCAATACCAATAGTTCCTGCAGCAGATACTGTAATAGTAGGAACTTGAGTATATCCATAACCAGCATTGATAATTCTGATTGCCGATAGATTATTTTGAGTATTGAGAACTGCTGTTCCAATAGCAGTAACACCACCAGCGGGAGCAGAAGTGAATGTAATAGTAGGTGGTAAGACATAACTTGAACCACCATTGGTAATTGTAATAATTCCAACAGATCCAGTTGTTCCGATACCAGCTATTACAGATGCACCAGTTCCTTTTCCATCACTAGGAATAATTTGAACTGTTGGAATAGTAGTATATCCAAATCCAGAATTTGTAATGTATATTGTTTGCAGTGACCTAGATCCACCACTATTTTCAGTTGTAATTGCAATTGCTTGCGCTGTTCTGCCTATTCCTGGAGGAGAAATTCTAACTGTAGGATCCGCAGTATATCCTGTTCCTCCATTGAGAATTGTAATTTTATGAACACCACCATTGACTAGTGAAGTATAAGCAGCAGCAGTTGTTCCTGCCGAAACAAATGTTAGAGTTGCATTGTATCCAAAAGACGCAAATTCATCATCAATTTCATCAATTCCAGTATTGAGAACTTCATCTTCATATTCAAATGCTTCACACTTTAAAAGATATGTGTAATTTTTTTGTAATTGGAAGAACCCTGGTTGATCATTTTCAACGTACTTTATTTCAAATAAAGTATCTGATAAGGGAAAATAAAGCAAATCTCCTTCCAAGGGTCTTACTGGATTTTGAGATAATCCAGTTACACCTTCAAGAAGTGGAGTAATACTATCTTCAAATCTTCTTTGCGAAATAACAATTTGCATTTCTGCAGTTGTTCTTACACCAAATTTTGTTAGAATATTTGAAGGATCTCCAAAACCTTCATAACTTTGAACATATCCTTCAATAGGAAATGATCGATCAAATTTAGATGTGGAAACTTCTCTTAAGATACTTTTAGTGTTAACAAAAATTCTAGGTAAGTATATAAATTCAATACCATGAATTTTGATATGTTCATCCATCAACTCTTGTACAAGAGTTTGTTCGGACTGAGTTCCTTGAGTAAAAAATGGATTTAACATTATCCAATCATATCTAATGGTGGAAGTTCATAATCAAAAGTCATACG